CTCTTTCAATAAGATTATAATAGTTTTCTCTACTATATTTGTAATCATTATCTACATCAGGAGATTTTTCATCTTCTTTACGAGGTACCGGTGCCTTAAACTCTTTCTTTTCTTCTGGAGTTTTGGCAGGTTCTAAACCTAAGATTTCATTTACTTTATTTTCTAAACTCATATAACTATTTAGACTACATTATAATTAATGATACATCTAACTCCTTGACTTGGTTGTTGTGATGTATGCCAATAATATCCATCAAAACACACCACACGGCCTTGTTTAGGCATCACTCTTTGTTTTTCTTTTAATTCTGAGAAATTAGGTATAGGTTCACCATCTTTAAATTGATTATCATAAATGACTGTTTCACCATCTGCATCTGTAACATAGTAAAGAACAACTAAATGTTTAAAGTTGGCCAAATCAATATGTGGTACATCTAATTTTTCTCTATCTGAAATATTTAATGGAAGTTGTAAAAAAGAACGGCCTTGTAAATATCTTCTTTCACCACCTACTTGCAATTTTTTTAATGAATTTTCTATAATAGGTTTGACTTCATCATGTAAATCACTTTTAATTATTTCATCTGCAACAAACCAATGTGCAAAACCAGGCCGTTGTTGAGCATTTTCTTTAGGATTAGTAACATCTGAAACAAAAGACCACATGGCCTTGTTCAACATTAAATCTTTGATATGTTCTTGTTGTTCTAATGATATAATATCATCAAATACAAATACTTTGTTGTGCCAATTCATGTTTTCTCATTCTATACATCTTCATCAGTAGTTACATTATAACTTTTGCCATCTTCAAAAAATGTTATTGTTGTTGTAAATCCAAAATCATCATCTGCATCTGCACTTGTAGGATTAGGTACCACAGTAATTCTTTCTTCTCTTTTGCTAGTAACATCTGTATCTGTATATAGGTCAGCCTGTGTTTCTTTAATAACTTTCTGTGTCTGTGCCGGTCCATACAAATAAGTTTTTGCTGTAAAATTCAATGTATATACTACAGCTCGTCTAGTTGTAAAGTCACCTGAATAACTATCTTCATAGTTAACACTATTTAGTACAATCGGAACATCTCTCACAATCTCTAACTCTGGTATTTGTTTAATTGAAACTGTATAATCAGGTTGAAAATATGGTAAGATTTGTTCTACAATTTGTAGGCCACCTTCAGCCGTAGCTGTGAAAATATATAGACTATAATCTATATTGTAAGGTACAGGTGTATAATTATAATTCATTACTTTGCCGTCATCACCTGTTTGTACGGTTTTATACTTTTGTATTTTATTTAATTTACGGCCAGAGTCATATGAAATACCTGTAATTTCAAAACCCATTCTTGGTAAAGTAATTGCAAATTCTCTTTCATCTAAATTAGGTTTTTGGTCTAATCTAACTAAAAACTTTTCTTTGGGTGCATAAGCAAGAGGCACACGAATAGATTGAACGACATTACCTGAACTATCTGTTCTTTTAACTTGTATGTTATTAAAAAGTTGACCGAAAGCCACGGTCATTTTTCTCATACTTTCGTTGTAAAAATATCCAAACATTATCCGAAATCAACCTCTCCAAAAGGATTTCTTTCTGTGAAATCCAATATATCGTCTGAAGTGTCGGCTGTATTAAAACCAGCCTCACTATCTAAATCTAAATTATCTGCATATGGCGATTGTGTTTGTATATTGTAAGTTTCTAGTATGAAATAATTACTATCACCACTTGCACTATCATTTTCTAATAATAAAGAACCTGATTCTGCTTCAAGTGTAACTTGATGTGCTAATTGGTCTAATGTGTATTGGTCTTCAGCACTATCAATATCTGTAACACCTGTATTTAATCTTTCTGAACTGTATTCCCACCTTCTCGCTCTTAATTTATAAACAGGTAAATTACCTAATTGAAAGAACGGCTCTTGGTCTTCTACAAAACTAATTTCAAAAAATGAATTCATTAATGGGTAGTAAATAATATCGCCTTCGTTAGGTCTACCCTCTTTAATCATTGTATGGTTCGAATCAACGGCATTATTCCATCTTCTCTTAGATAACACAAATGTTGTGTCTTCTCTAATTTCTAAACCAAACTTATTAATTAATTCTCTTTCGCCACTAAAGCCTTCACTTGTTTCAACATACATTTCAATTAAATATGAATCATCAAATTTTGAAAGTGTGTCTTCGCCTAATATTAAATCTTGGTTGACTAAAGTACGAGGTAAATAATAGACATCATGTCCATATATTTTTAATCCCTCAATGATTAAATCTTCATGTAGTCTTTGCTCATTGGTATTGCCAATGCCGTTTCCGTTTTGAAAAAAGTGATTAACGGCCATGGCATTATCCTATCATCATTGCTGGATTTAATTCGAATGTGCTTCTAATTTCCGTTTCTAGTTTTTCAATATCTTGTAAAGCTTCGGAGTATATTTGTTGGCCATTAAGTGTAACACCACCGACCATAGCAACACCGTTAAATTTACTTAAATTGGCACCCCATTGTTTTTTAAACAAGGCAGTTGTATATCTTTTCAGATATATGTCATTATAAACATCATTGTAACTTTCTGGATCCAATTTTCTATAACACTCAATTACCAAATATTCGTCTGTTGTTAAATCGTTTGTCCAGTCCATATCAATATATAATCTGTTATCGTGTTGGTTAAAACGAATTGGTTTTTCACCAACTAAAACATGGTCTAAGAAATCTAAATGTCTTAAAACTAAATCATAGTTAATGATTGAAGTAGATGAAAAATCGTATAAGTCATTTAATCTTAATTGATAACGAACATCAAATAAATTTAAATTACCTTTATCTGAAAATGGAAAAATATTAATTACTGAAATAACTGATTCTGGTACAACCAAAAAGTTATTATCTTCGTACCATGTAGTTGATACTGAATTCTTTGTTGCTGTTTCTGAACTAGGATTAACAGCGGCCAACCGAGTCTTATCGGCTGAAGTCAACTTATATTTTAAGTATGTTCTTCTAATACCGTCATAATGATATTGTGCGAAATATTGTAATGCCTCATCAATTCTATCTTCTAGTTGGTCATCACTAGCATTGACTTCAATAACAGGTTTACCTAAATTTCGTAAGCAATATTGTTTTAATGTTTCTCTACTTGTTGGATTCGCCATAAAATTATTTATCCCTATCCTAAAGCTACTGCCTGTGCAATAGCAAAAGCGGTTGAAGCTTTAGTATTTAATTGTGTCTGAATATTTGATGTTGCACCATTCAAATATTGAAATTCTGTATTAGATATAGAACCATCCGCTATCTTTGTTGCACTAATACCACTAGATAATTCACTATCACCAATATTACTAATAGTGTTATTATCAGCATCAATAGTTTTATTTGTTAAAGTTTCAGTACCAGCTAATGTAGCAAATGAACCATCACTTAATGCTGTATTAAATTCAGCAGTTGTTCCTGATAAAGTATTAGATGTTAAACTAATTGTTTTATTTGTTAAAGTATCTGTAGAATCTGCTAAAATATATGATTGTAAATCTGAGATATTAGATTCTGTAATCGTAATAGTATTTGATGCACTATTAATTGTTTTATTCGTAAGTGTATCAGTAGTGTCTTGTAATACGATTGTACCAGATGCGTTTGGTAAACTAATTGTTCTATCTGCTGTAGGGTCAACAACACCTAATACGGTTTCATATGCGTCTGCTGTTGCACCTTCAAATGTAAATGAATTTGTAATTTCTATTGTTGTAGAATTAACGGATGTAGTTGTACCATTAACTGTTAAATTGCCTGTAATAGTTGCATTACCACCTACAGTTAATGCACCTGAAATATCTAAACCTTCATTGATTTGAATTTGTGTAGAATCAGAAGTTGAAATACTTGTGCCAGAAATTTGAATGGCTGATGATTGTAAAGCACTTGTGCCATTACCTAAAAGAATAGCATTAGCTGTATGGGTGACCGCACCTGTACCGCCATCAACTACGCCGATAAAATCGGCCGCTTGATATTCGGCAAGACCTGTTACATCTGAACCTGTAAATGTTGCTTTGACTGGAGTTTTAACTGCCATATTATGCTACCACCAATGTTGTTACACCTGTTCCATTTGATAATGTGAATGGTATATGTAGGTTACTTATAACTTCACCTATTGTGCCTGAAGTTTGTAAATCTATATTAGACGAACTACCATCTGCCTTTAAAAAAGGAATAGTAGAAGATGAAACTGTGCTAACTGTTACCGTATCAGTTGAACTATCACCTGTTATACTAACTAATCCTGCTTGTGCTAAAGTTAATGTATCAGTTGAACTATCAGCAGCTACAACTGTTGAACCATCTGGCATTGCAATATTTTTAAATGTGTCTCCGCTGCTACCACTCACAGTAGCAAAACTTAAAGTACCAGAACCATCTGTTTGTAATACTTGATTAGCGCTGCCATCACTTGTTGGAAACTTATATGCGTTGTTGAATGTAATAGCACCACTATCATTACCATCAATTTTAAACTGTACTTTACTTGGTGTGTTAGCATCTGCTGATGTACCGTCCGTGGTAACTGAAACAGCAAACTGTGTTCTATTAGCATCATTGGTGTTGTCAAAAGCAAAAGTACCACCGACAATAAGTGCTGAACCATTCCAATATTCGTGG